TTCGAGCGCCGGTGCGGTTCTATCACTTTTCTGGTTATTGAATGATGGAAAAATTCCAGAAATTCTTGACTTTTCTCTCAAGGTGCGAATCGGCAAACTCATGAAACCAAATATTAAAAACTTTTTAAATAATTTTGGATTGGTCCCGATGACAAATCTTCGGCGAGCCATGTCGGATGCGATTTTTAAAAAATTTAAAACAAAAGAAATAACTTTCGGTGAATTGTGGAACCGGGTACCGATAGAATTCTACGTCTCTGCATTTTGCACTGAGCGCGGGCAGACGGTGTATTTTTCACACAGGACCCACCCCGGTGACAGTGTCATAGATGCCATCTGCGCGTCGATCGCCGTTCCATTCCTTTTCTCAACCGTGAAAATTGGAGAATGGCGGTACGTGGATGGAGGCTTCCAGGAAGAAATCCCAGGACTCCCGTTTGTGACCAAGCCGCGTCACGAGGTGGCGGTCATCAGGATATCGCCCCCACCCCCAGTACCCCCTTCACTTTCACTCGCTTCATATGTTGGTAATATTTTTGCAGGAATTCTCAGACTTCGTCACAGTTACGATTATCCCAGCTACGTCATCAACAGTGAAGAGTTTGATATTTTCGATTTTACGGCGGATGGTCTTCACATCTTCAATCTCGGACAAAAATATCGGAAAATAGTAAATGAAGCACATGATCCGAGCTGGCTATGTTGTGCACAGAGCACCGAAGAAGATTACAGTCAGAGCGAAACCGGGCCGGCCGTCCTACACGTACATGCGCAAGCCGGGGTTTGTCCGCGTGAAACCAATGCCGTCCTACGACGTGGGATCGATCGGGAAGAGTCGGCGTGTGATCGGCAAGTTGAAGAAGGGCATGCTGACAGCCTACGGGTATCACCCAGTAGAGGCTATGACCAATCGCCACAAGTCGCTGAGCAAGGCGATCAGCAAGGGTAAGGAGATGCCAATTGCCGTGTTCCGCCGCCTCGTGGCAATCGGCACCCTCACCAAGCGCACACTGCCCAGAGCGTCACGCATTTACAAGTCGGACGCAAAATGGGTCCGCGCGAAATACGCCAGACACTTCAAGTCCAAACTTTCAAAGTAAAATATTTATAAATATAAATGGCCATGATTCCCGGCGGTGCCGGGGCTGTCGGTGGCGGTGCGGTTATTCTTGGTCAGGCGGCCCGTGGTTTCGGTGGCGCGCTTTTTCAGGGTCTGCGTGGCGCGGCGGCGGCGGCTCCTCCGGTGACCATTCAGATGCCAACGGGTGGCATGAACGCGGCGTCGGCTGCAGCAATGACGGCCATCGCCGCTCAGCTTTCTCGCAATACGGCCAGTCTCATTCAGCAAGTGTCTCCTTACGTCAAGGGGTCATTCTGGGCTTTCGCCATCGTGCTCGCTCTCGTGATTACCGAGAAGGTTTACAACGGGCCGATCGGCGCGCTTCTCGGTGCGGCTTGCCGCGGTCTGCTCGTTGTTCTTCGCCTCGGTGCACCAGTGGCCAAGGAGGGAACCATCCGTTTTTTCAAGGCGCTATCACGCGTGCTAAAGGCGCTGTTCGCTCTTCCAACCCAGATCCGCAATGAGATCCTTGAGCGCGTGGTGGCTATCCAGAACTCTGCGCAGCGCAAGATTCGCACCGTCCGCGAGGGTATAGTCGTCGTGAACGGCTACGTTCGCCGCGCGCGCAACTCGGTCGTGGGGTCCATGCACCGGTCCCTGGCCCGCGTAAAGGCTGCGAGCGCCCGTGCACGCACTGTGGCACGGTCTGCCCGCGCAGCAGTCGTCGGTTTCCGCGCTCGTCGCGTTGCGGGCCGCGCTGCAAAGAACGAAGCGGCGCGCATGGCCAGAAACCAGAAGATTCGTGCGAACCTGGCTGCGATCAATCAGCGCGTCGTCGCCACGGAAGAGCGCCGTATTCGCGAACTCATCAACAAGGTGAAACGTACGGCTGTTCCTCTATCTTCCAAGAACAAGCGCGAGTATCTGGCCCTTGCACGCAAGGCGGAAAAGAAGGCAGCAAGTGCCAACCGTAACGCCGCGGCCGTTCTCGCAGGCATGCGTGGCCGCGCAAGTCACTGAATCACACAGTCTTGATGACTTGCCATCTCAACTCGTGACATATACCCTTCCAAATTTCATCTTGTTTGTAAAGTTTTTCTTTTGATTTGAGAAGCGGGAAGCACGGAAGGTAATCATCCTCTCCGAGCAATTCACAAAATTTATAAAGAGTATACGAATAACTCAAAAAGTTTTTGCGGTCCTTTGGCCGATGTTTCTCAAATGGTTTCTGAATCTGATGGAACATGAGTCTCAACTTGTCTTCAAGTGATTGACTCATTGTCGGTGGTTGAATCCCGTTGAGAATCGTCGTGATGTATGGTACGTGTTCGTAGTATTTTGACTTGTCCAATTTTTTGAGTAACGCCTTCACCTTCTCGTGAGTAATTTCAGAAAGTTCTTTTATTTTTTGTTTTTTGAATTCTGCACGGAGTTGGTCAATCACTTCGGGTGGAACGCTTGTCGACTCTTTGGCTTGGAATTGGCTGACCCACTCGTTGAAATGATTTTCACGTTTGTAAGAATATACGATATTCTTCTCCATTTCCTGCTCCTCCTTGAATCCCACCTCTTCACCCTGGACGTACTCGACGTACCCACATTCTATGCACGAGTCCTCACTCTGTGATTCATCAAAGGTGAATGAAAAATTAGCGCCGCAATTGGGGCAAGGGCGGCGATACTTGTCGGTCGTCTTCGCCTGTCCGTGAACCTCTTCAATCTCAGCCAGGTATGCATTATATATATCCTGCCGTTGCACACCCTTGCGTGAAGATATCTTGATATTAGCGACAGTCTTTGTGCTCGTCGTCGCCGTAGACTCTTTATGATACTCCTTTATAAAGGGGGCTGTGCGCGCCATGTACTCGTACATCTCCGTCTCAAGCTCAGCCACGCGATCGGGGAACGCCGCAATCAAATCCTGAAATTCACGCACCTTTTCATTAAAACGCGCCTCCATTTAATAAATATAATACGAAACTTTTATATGGATCTTGTATACTTCTTATATCCAAAAAATTTTAAAATTAAAAATATTTTCAAGATTGAAGATAGAATCCTGACCGAGGTGGATAGCGTCGCGCCCGGGACGCGCAGGGTGACTCGGTATATTCTCGGGGGTAAAGTTCACACGTGTCTCGGGACGTCGTGGCCTCCACGGGGTCACACCATGCGCATGCCAATCACGAAAGCATGGATCGAGACTACAGGTCGTGACGTCACGGACGACATGAAAAGACTCGAGGGGCCATCGTGGCTGGTAGGATCAGAGTGGGTCCCCATGCGACCGAAAATCACAGTATCATGGGGACTCTACTCATGTGGAATTACTTTTAAAATAAATATTTTTAAAAAATTCTTTTTGAAAGAAGAAGGTCCAGTCAAGGTGGCGTTCAATCCATTTTAGGGGCTAGGTAAAACTTGACGTCACCGAGGTTGGCAATACCATACCTAAAAACAATAGGCATTTGATCGTCACTCGAGTCTTGCATGAGCTGAACGCTTGAACACAGCCCAGTCGCCTTGGTGAATAAGTTTATATATTTCAAATTGTAGGTTGCACTCGTGCGAGCGTCGATACTGTCCGAAAACTCGAGGACCGTCTCTTGGTCCGCAAAGTCCCCGCGGCACGAAAGCTCCAGCTTCGTGCCGTGGCGCGTGATTGTCATGTCATTCGCCAAGTTGCCCATGTCACGGGCCACACGCTGAAAGTCTATACTGGGCATGGTCGTAATGACGTCCATGCAAATGTCGGGAACTTCGAGAATGTCTTCATTGATGTCAAGCAGTTTAAGCTTGAAACTCGTCTTGGACTTTTTAGCAGCATTTTCAATAATACACTCGAGAGAGTCGGTATCCGTGATTCGCATAGTCAGGGTATCGGACGGGCCGACAGACTTGAGCAATTTGTAAGTGTTTGCCATGTTGAGACCGGCTGCAATATCAGAGGGGCACGTATATTCTTCGAAATTTTCAGACGAAAGGAACATGTGAACAAGAGTCACGCGGGCTGTGTCGAGCGTGAGAACCTTCACACCCGTGGGAGTAAAGTAAACGTTCACGTCATTGATGATATCCTTGAGGACCTCAAAAATTCCTTTAATAGCAGACGCCTGTATCGTCTTTAGGTGCATTAAGTCTCATTTGTCCGAACTCTTTAGTTGATAAGCCTCCTTTGGATCTTTATTAATTTTCTCTTTGAGTTCTGATGTAAGCATGGGCTGCATAGATGTCCCGTATGCATCGAGGCTGAA